CAGTTGTGTCTTATCTTCTTCATTATGCGGTATTCAATGACTCTGTTAATATTGGCATCCTTGCTAACAAAGCAGCGACTGCTAGAGAACTTTTAGGAAGGTTACAGACTGCATATGAAAACTTGCCCAAATGGATGCAACAGGGTATTATTGCATGGAACAAAGGATCTTTAGAGTTAGAGAATGGCAGTAAGATATTGGCAGCTTCTACGTCTGCAAGTGCTGTCCGAGGCATGTCGTTCAATATCCTCTTCCTCGACGAATTTGCATTCGTTCCAAATCATGTTGCAGACTCGTTCTTTGCATCTGTTTATCCTACTATTACTTCTGGTAAAAACACCAAGGTAATTATTGTATCTACACCACATGGTATGAATCACTTCTACCGAATGTGGCATGATGCCGAGAAAGGTAAGAGTGAATATATTCCCACCGATGTACATTGGTCAGAAGTTCCAGGTAGAGATGAAAAATGGAAATCAACTACTATAGCAAACACTTCAGAAGCACAATTCAAGGTTGAGTTTGAATGTGAATTTTTAGGATCAGTCAATACTTTAATTGCTCCAAGTAAATTAAGAACTTTTGTTTATGACAATCCTATCCAAAGGAATGCTGGATTGGACGTATACCAACCACCAGAACAGGACCATGATTATGTGATGACAGTTGATGTTGCAAGGGGAGTTGGAGAAGATTATTCTGCCTTTGTAGTTGTTGATATTACTGAGTTTCCTCATAAAATTGTTTCTAAGTATAGAAATAATGATATAAAACCAATGCTATTTCCAAATATCATTTATGAAATTGCAAGAAATTATAATAGCGCATTCATATTATGTGAGGTAAATGATATTGGAGATCAAGTTGCGAGTATTCTTCAATATGATTTAGAATATCAAAACCTTCTTATGTGTTCTATGAGGGGTAGAGCAGGACAGATTGTCGGTCAAGGATTTTCTGGCAAGAAAACACAATTGGGTGTCAAGATGTCCAAGACTGTAAAAAAAGTTGGATCACTTAATCTTAAGACTCTTATTGAAGAAGATAAATTAATTTTTAGTGATTATGAAATTATTTCAGAACTAACCACTTTTATCTCAAAACACAACTCATTTGAGGCAGAAGAAGGTTGTAATGATGACCTTGCTATGTGCCTTGTCATTTATGCTTGGTTAGTCCAAATGGACTACTTTAAAGAACTAACTGATCAGGATGTTAGGAAAAGATTATATGAAGAGCAAAAAAATCAAATTGAACAAGACATGGCACCATTTGGATTTTTAAATGATGGATTAGGTGAAGATAGTTTTGTTGATGCTCAAGGTGATCGTTGGTCTAATGCTTCGGTTGGTGAATATGGTGATATGTCATACATGTGGGACTATCGTTAATGGATTTAGATGGTCAAATAAAACTTGGTCACCTCTTACTACAAGATAGAAAATGTAGATCCTGTGGACAACTAAAAAATCTTGTAGAGAGTTTTTATAGAACTAGAAAAGATAGAGGTCCGGTTGCCTCATCATATTCATATGAGTGTAAAGAGTGTACAATAAGAAGGATAATAGAAACAAAAAACAATAGAATTAAGGACTGGGGATATCCAGATTGGTAATTCACGTCGTGTTTCCCCTATGAAAAGTAACTTTTTAATAAATATTTTTAAACTGAGATCACGGAGAATCAAAACATGGCGACTCCTCAATTATCTCCTGGAGTATTAACCAGGGAGGTTGACCTAACAGTAGGAAGAGCTGATAATGTCTTAGACAACATTGGNGCAATTGCTGGACCTTTCAAAATTGGACCAATNGACGACCCAATCGATATTCCTACAGAGCAAAATCTTATCAATACTTTTGGTAAACCTCTGTCAACCGACTCACAGTATGAATACTGGATGAGTGCATCTTCATATCTTTCATATGGAGGAGTCCTTAAGGTAGTAAGAACAGATGATGACAACCTCAACAATGCTAATGCAGGTGTTGGTATTGCATCGACTACCAGTCTTAAAATAAAGAACTACGATGATTACGTTGGGTTCTATACTGGAGCAACCAATTTTAGTTATGCTGCAAAAAACCCTGGAACTTGGGGTAATGGACTGAAAGTTTGTACAATTGATGACTTTGCTGACCAAAGAGTTGGTGTTGCAACAACTGGTCTTGGTATTGCTGGGGCAACTATCGGATTTGGTGTAACAGCATCATTAGACAATGCAGTAATTCCTGGAACTGGAAGTACTTCCGGATTTACTGGGTTCTTGAAAGGCATAATCGTTGGTCTTAATACAGATTCTAGTGGTGGTACTAGTACAATTGATATTAAAATTGTTTCTCGTGTAGAAACAGTTGGTGGTGGTGCAACAGAAACTGCAATTACTTATCAAGAAGCTTCTGATACAAGAGCATTTGGTACAGGCACAGCAATTCACTTTGTTAATAACACCGGTATTAATAGCACAGGACTTGGAGCTGCATCTGCAGTTTATACCCCAACTACGGCAGTTGACTGGTATGAGCAGCAAACTTTAGGTCTTACAAACGCAACAACTTTCTGGAGATCTATTGCTCCAAGACCTGTTTCTAATATTTACGTAACCGACAGAAACGGTAAGAATGACGGAATTCACGTTGTCGTTGTTGATGATCAAGGATCTATTACTGGAATCAAAGGTAACATTCTTGAGAAGCATGTCAACCTATCTAAGGCAGGAGATGCAATCTCTAATGTAAATGCTCCTCAGAGAATCTTCTATAAAGATTATCTTGCAGACTTCTCTAATAACATCTATGCTGGATATAATCCTTCTCAGCAAACGGATGCTTTCTTCGGTACAACACCTAGAGCAACTGGATTCTCTGCTAATTTTGTTCAAGTCACAACTTCAGATGGAATCTGGGGACAAGATGCCCAAGATGTAACCTTTGCTGGAATTGGAAATGTTACTTATTCCTTAGGTGGTGGTGTTGACTATTCCGCAACTGGTGGAATGAAAGCAGAACTTTCAAACCTCATCACTTCATATGGACTCTTTAGTAATAGAGATGAAATTGAAGTTGATTATCTGATCATGGGTCCAGGTTGTGCAAATGAAGCAGAATCACAAGCAAAAGCAAACTATCTGATTTCTGTTGCTGAAGACAGAAAAGATTGTATGGCAACAGTTGGTCCTCACAGAGGAAACTTAGTTAATATTACTAATACCAACACTCAGACAGAAAATCTAATCAAATACTTCAGTTCACTTTCTTCTTCGTCTTACGCGACGTTTGATAGTGGATATAAGTATCAATATGATAGATTTAACAATGAGTTCCGTTACATCCCAACAAATGCTGATATTGCTGGTCTCATGACTCGCACATCAATTGTTGCATATCCTTGGTTCTCACCTGCTGGTCAGCAACGTGGTGTTATTAATAATGCAGTTAAACTAGCATATAACCCCAATAAAGCACAAAGAGATCGTTTGTATCCCGCAAGAGTTAACTCTTTCGTTACTACACCTGGTATTGGAACACTCCTCTTTGGTGATAAAACTGCACTCGGATATGCTTCTGCGTTTGACAGAATCAATGTTCGTCGTTTGTTCCTTACAATCGAACAAGCATTAGAGAAAGCAGCACAAGCTCAACTCTTCGAACTGAACGATGAGTTAACTAGAGCAAACTTTAAAAATATCGTAGAACCTTATCTTCGTGACATCCAAGCAAAGAGAGGACTTTTTGGATTTATGGTTGTTTGTGACAGCACAAATAACACTCCCGATATCATTGATAATAATGAGTTTAGAGCAGACATCTTCCTGAAGCCTGCTAAGTCAATTAACTATGTAACACTTACCTTCGTTGCTACCCGTACTGGTGTTAGTTTTGAAGAAGTAGTTGGCAGAGTTTGATAGCATTATCTAAATAACAAAAGGAGGATTAAAAAATGCCACACTCTATCGAAAAAATTAAATCAACTCTGATTGGGGGCGGTGCCCGCCCCAATCTATTCCAGGTAGACTTAACGTCTTTCCCTGGATCTGGTGACAATGGGTATAGTTCTGATAATTTCTCTATTCTATGTAAGGCAGCACAACTGCCTGCGTCAAACGTAGCATCGATTGACGTTCCTTTTAGAGGTAGAATTTTCAAAGTTGCTGGAGACAGAACCTTTGATACTTGGACTGTTACAGTCATTAATGATAATGACTTTACTATCCGTACTTCTATGGAAGGATGGATGCAACAGATTGCACAATATGCCGATGGATCGGGTCTGCTCAATCCAGCAGATTATCAAGTTGATGCTGTTGTTAAACAATTCAAGAGAGCTCCATCTAATACTGGTGATGTAAGAGGTGACGGTCTTGAGACTGCTAAAAAGTATAAGTTCTATGGTCTTTTTCCAACGAACATTTCTGCTATTGACGTGTCATATGACACAGCTGATACTATCGAAG